TGATGTTGGTGATGTATTGTTAAAATATGTACTAGATGTAATTGTTGAGTTTGTTAGGTTTAAAAATACAGCGCCAGTATTTCCAATAGACGCATGATAAGTTAACCAGCTTCCACCAGCGGTTCTGTTTTTAATAATTACCATACTAGGCGCAACACCCAATCCATGCCCTACTGTTTCGCCTGTTGTGCCTGTGCCTGTATAACCCACAATGCTAAATCCAGCAGTTGGATTTGCAGATACTTGTGATGATATTGATCCACTAGTGTTAGTTACTGCTGTGCCACCGCCTTTCCATTGCCAACCAACATAGGTTGCGGCATTTGTATTGTAGTCTTGAGCACCTCCTACACTAAATCCACCTGAATTAAATGCGGTAAGTCCATTAACCGCTGTTGACTCAGCTCCAGTTGTATTAGATTTAAGTTCTTTTGTTGCTCCACGAACTGCGTCTGTAAGAGCATGGTCAGTTGCGACACTTCTTCCTTTAATCCACACCCAATCCGGTTGAAATGATACACCATTAACCGCATTACTTACAGTTAAACTTGCGCCCGTACCTGTGTAGGTAGTGGCCGCCATATGATTCGCACCGTTCAGAATAGTAGGTGTTGGCAGGTTCTGTGTGCAGAGTGCTTTGTAGCCTGATGGGGCGGTGTAGGCAAACGGGCGCTGACCAAAATTGACTGTGACAGAAGCGCCATTGCCTTGCAATACAATAACAACATACCTGCGATAGTTAGCACTTGATATTGTCCCAACTAATGAACCATTCTTATAAGCAGTAGCTATGCCGCCAGAGATAGCAATTCCTATCAAGTCTCCCGTCGTAAATGTTTGGCCTGATATACCTTGCGCTGCCGAACCATCACTCCTCCAAATACCAGTTCCCCCAGCAGAACCCGGAGTAAATGAGTAAATTCCTACTCCATAACTATATGCACCAATATTATTAATATAAAACTCACAATACATCGGGAGGGTGTCGTCGGCTCCCAATGTAGTTGGAACATAACAATAATCTCCCGCAGTAAATGCGGCTGTTAAATTACCACCACTTATAGTGGCTTGTGTGCCGCCGTTTGTTGTTAATTGTATTGGATTGAAAGTTGGATAGTTCCCACGCACCACTCCACCAACGCCAGTTGGGTCAGCGCCGTAGTTAGTCGGCGTGTCTACCATGCTGTCATAGGTCGTGCCAGCAGTCACCGAGATGTTTGTTGGTGTCCAGTTGTTGCCATTACCACTTGAATCTTTACCAATTGCGGCAGCAGTTGCAGCAGAGTTGTCGCTGAATTTAAGATAGTATCCGTTTGTGCCATATGATCCAGTATATGCAGTAGGATTCCATACACCAGTTGTGGCATCAAATGCGCCAAACGATGTTGGTGTTAGTTGCTGGCCATCAACGAAATTGACTTCAGCAAAGTAACCATCGTGATATGTTAAAATGTTTCCATATACGTTAGGGTTAATTGGTGCACCACCAATATATTGTGCAACATTATTGTTGATTGATAAATCGGTAGTAGTTCCGGGTGTTACAGAAAATGATCCAGATTGTGCTACACCATTTACATACAGTTTTAGTCTATTTGATGCAGTTGCTTGTGTCACATCTACAGCAACAACAATATGATACCAAGCAGTTGGATCACGATAGACAGGTGTGCTTGTCCAAAGTAATTGATTTGATGAATTCTGCACAGTTTCTTGAAAATACAAAGTATGGTCACTATTCCAATAACATTGGAAATTAGCAATACCTGTTCCTAAAGTTCCAGCTCCAAAAATTCCTATCACACCACCAGTATCTGAGACAGATAATGCTCCACGTTTAACCCACCCACTCCATGTCCATGTTCTTCGATTACTTGCGGATGCAGGTGTTCTACTGAAAAATCCACTTGCGTTACGGCGGGTGCGAACGCTACGGCTTATAGCATTTGATGGTATTGAAGAACCACTTGCTAATAGATGTGGGTTAACCTCAGATGGTAATGACATAAAAACCCTTAAGTGGTACTTGATACTAACTGCGTTACTAAGTTTCCAGAATCGCGAGCTACATAAACAAGTAAGTCAACAGCTGATGCGGTTGTTGTGAGAGTTGGTGCGGTATTGCTTGGAAATCTCCAACCTAGACCAAATGAAAGTGTGCGTGAGCCAGTACCGTCTTGGCGAACAACAATAAAACCAGATTGACCAGCGGTAATGTTTGTTGCGTTTGCCATTGTTCTGTTGCCACCTAGTGTCACAGTAAAGTTATTTGTCTGTGCTAGGTTAGGAGTAATAGTTGCTGCATCAGTCAATGTTACGATATTTTGATATGCAAAACCAAATACTGCTAACTGGTTCTGCACATTGATAACTGTTGTGTTAGCATTCGCCATAACAACAGTACCAGTGAATGTTGGACTAGAAGTTGTAGCCTTTGTGTTTGCAGAATCAAATGCAGAATTGGCATATACGCCAGCTGAGTTTGCAGAAATAAATCCGGAGTTGGCGTAAGATGCCGCAGAGTTTGCAGTAGTAAATCCAGAGTTGGCATATGAACCTGCCGAGTTAGCTAGGTAACTTGGTGTATTTGCCTGTAGAAATGCTGAGTTAGCATATGATGCAGCAGAAGAACCTGAAGAACTACCAGTATTTGCAGCAGAGAATGCAGAGTTAATATATCCGTAAGTTTCGCCAGACAATTTGGTTAATGTGACAGAACCATCTGATGGAACTTGAGTTGCAGAACCATTACCTAGATGCAACACAACAATGTTATTTGTACCAACAACTGGTGGTGTAACAAATATAAGAGTTGTACCAGTTACACTATATGCAGTTGGTGCTTGATAAACACCAGAAATGTATACTGCGATTGCTGCTGAACCGGCAGGTGCTCTTGTAAGTGTAAAGTTAGTAGTGGCTGAATTACCAGAGAATGTATCTGTGATAAATGGTACTGTTGTTACTTGATTTCCAATGTAACTCACGGCTTAGACCTTTATTGAAAATGTGTTAAATGTTTTTACCATTATGTTAGCTCTATTCCAAATACATTGAAAGATACACTTGCTGCTGTCTCACCAGTAACAACTGCATTGTTTACAGCCACAATAACTGAAGCATTAAGAGTAACACCCGGTGAAATTATCATTGTATCAGCGCGAGGAATTGTAACGCCTCTCATAAAGTAATGTTTGTTTGCAAGTGCTTCATTAATTGGTCGAATCATAATATCTACGTTTGCATTGGCGGAACTTTGATTGCAAATTGTAATTGTGCTAATAACAGCAGAAGTAGAAGTTGGTACAACATACACATTACTTAATGTATTTGCGGTTGGTAATGTTTGACCTAAAATTTTATATGCTGTTGGCATTATGACCCCATTGCAGTAAAGAAGAACGGATGAGCATCTATACCCGTTACGACTTGTGTTGTTACTGTGTTAACACGACCGTTTGCAGATACAGTAATGATTGGATAGTATGATGCATTACCGTATGTTGCGCTAGTGATACTTATGTTTGTAAAATCACTAGTGCCACCAGAGTTGGCGGTTGCAAAGGCTGCATTAGCATATGCACCTGCTGAGTTAGCTGCGGCCGAAGGCAATAGACCACTTTGCAGCTTTGCTAATGTGATTGTACCGTCTGCAATATCAGAGGCAATAACTGTGCCGTCTGCGATTGAATCTGCGTTTACTCTATTAAGTGCCATAGTGGTCTATTTGTTCCGTTTTCGGTTAATCTTTTTTAGGTGGTTCGCCTTCAGATTTAGGAAATTGTTCTTTAACTTCCTTAATCGTTTTGAACCACTCTGAATCTTTTAAATCTATGCCTTGATTCACAGCATGCCAAATCATATCTAGTTGCTCAAATCCATCAGGGTAATGCCTGCATCTATCATATGCATACTGGTAATGCTTAGCCAGTTTTTCTTGATACACCATCTCTTCATCAATCTCTACTTTAGTGGGCGGCTTCAAACCATCAGGGTGATACCACTTATGATAAGTTACGCCGCCACCTGCAACTGCAATTTCAAATGTGCAACCAGGTCTTAGTGCCTTGATTGCAGTATCAATACCAACTGGCATTCCAGTTTCACCTACAAAATTCTTTACAACATCACTTGCTTTGCTCACATCAACTGTCATTTTCAACTCCATTAATTAATTAGTATAGTGTACCCAATTTGTTGTTGCTTCATCCCAACGGTACTGATTTGTTGGTGATGCATCTGAAGGCATATCAACTGGTGCTTTCCATTGGCAAGTAGCTTCAACTAATACCCAAGATGGAAATGGTTTCTGTGGAATGAATGCATCTCTACCAGCATCATATGTCATTCCCATGCCAGCATAGTTCTTACGAATACTGTGATTGTAACTTGTTTGCTTCCAATAAACATCATCGTGAACACCATGCACCTTCTCTAGGTATGCAATGCCGATTGCTTCAACTTCGTTACCATTACCATCAACACAATTCCAATTATCAACAACTGATACATGCAGAACTTCGTTTGTAGCTTTACTAATTTTTGCAAAATGTGCCATTTAAAAATATCCTCCTAATAGTAAAAAGTGATACTCATATTTATGTTAGTTTATAAAATAAGATGTTGTGCCAACAACAAAACTTCCATCACCAGTAAATGTATGTACCGTGTATGCACCTGGTGATGGGTTAGTAACTGTACCACCTGTAGCTACTTGAGCACCAGCGTATCGAATGATTACAATACCTGAACCACCTTGCGCCACACTTGCACCGCCACCACCACCCGTATTCGGTGCTCCAGCGGTAGCATCTGCAAAATTTGCTCTCTCATTTTGAGATTTTGATCCGCTTCCTCCACCACCAACACCACCAGAACCTACTGACATAGGACTTGGCCCACCATCTGATGGTTTGGTATTATATTGTGCAGCACCGGCGCCGCCGCCAGCATAGTATACAGGTGATCCAGATAATGGCGATGCAAGACCATCACCACCATTACCACCACCGCCAGAACCTGAAGGACCGGCAGCAGCACCTGCTCCACCGCCGCCACCGCCACATAAGTTCCAATAGCTAGAACCATTATAACCGCCATTACCACCATTATTTCCTTGGCCAGGAGTTCCTGCACCACCTGGAGCACCACCGGTTCCTCCACCGAAAGGTGACCCAGGAGCTTGATATCCTCCACCTCCACCAGATCCGCCTGCGGCACCACTAGCATATTGTCCCAAGGCGCCTTGACCACCACCAATTGATGCTGGTGTTGCTGGATTATTAAAAGATGAATTGTTACCGTTAGAATATGCTGGGGTAGTAGTACCGCCGGCACCTACAACTACTGGATATGAAGGTGTTGCTGATGATACTGATACTCCAGTACCTGTTTGCAATCCACCGGCACCGCCACCACCGGTTGCACCTGCACCGCCACCAGCAACAATAAGATAATCAACAGTCACAGATGTAGATGCAACAAATGAAGTTAACCCTGTTGGATAAGTGTATCCTGTAGGTCTAACTAAACGAGCTGCACTTTTACTAGCGCTTAAAAATTTAATTCCCATATTTTTTAATTTATAAAATAACCTGAAGCATTAGCTGTAAATGTTCCATCACCAGTAAATGTATGTATAGAGTATCCGCCAGATGAAGAGTAGTTACCACCTGCGGCAGCTTGAGCACCTGCATAACGAATGATTACTACGCCTGAACCACCATTAGATCCTGCTCCACCACTAGCTCCTCCACCACCTGCACCACCACCAGTATTTGGTGTTCCAGGTGAACCTTGTCCGCCACCGCCGCCAGCACCACCACCGCCTCCTGATCCTGCTTGAGTACCACCGCCGCCGCCGCCGGCATAAGTTACTGGAGAACCACTAATTGAAGATGCAACACCTGCACCTCCAGAACCTGCTGTGCTACCAGAATTACCACCACCGACAGCGCCGGCACCACCGCCACCGGCAGCAGTTTCTGATGGTGTACCTGAAGAAGTTCCACCTGCATAACCTTGGCCTGGTGTGCCAGCACCGCCTGCTTTTGATGATGATGTTCCTGATCCACCTCCGCCGCTGCCGCCAGAGTTTCCAATTCCTCCTAAACCTACAGTTGTCGATGCACCACCGCCAATTGATGTAACGGTATGAAGTATTGAATCTGATCCATTGTTACCGTTGCCACTTGGCACACCAGTACCACCTGCACCAACGGTTACACTATAAGGTGTGCCTAACGATAAAGAAATATTAGGTTCAGCAGCTGCACCTCCACCCGAAGGTCCAGCAGATGTTCTAAAACCACCGGCGCCGCCACCACCGGCATGGTCAGGAGCAGTTCCTCCTCCACCGGCTACAACAAGATAGTCAACAGTTAAACTACCACTAGCAAAACCAGAAGTCAATCCTGTTGGAAAAGAATATCCTTTAGGTCTAACAAGTGAGCCTACTGTTGAAGTGCTTCTTTTTAAAAATTGTATTGACATATCACCTCAAGTGTTAGGTGATTTCAACACCGAAGGCTGAAAACGACAGACTTGCTGAGTTGGTATTTGCTGCAACGATTGTTCCAGCAGGTAATGATAGACTCAATGTAAGAGTTGCAGCATCAGAACCAGGAAGAGTGCTACCACGGATGATAAAATACTTTCCATTAGAAGCAGGATTTGCAAAGTCAGCTTCTGGTATAACAATCAAACTGTATGATGCATTTGTTGCAGACTGATTTGCAATTTGAATTGAATTGATTATTGTTGATGTTGCTGCAGGAACAACATAAACATTGCCTTGAGTATTTGCTGATGGGTTTAACTGCCCTAAAATTTTATAAGTGTTTGCCATTATACGATTTCAACTCCATAAGCGTGAACAGAAATACCTGCGGCAGCTGCTGCAGCATTACCACCAATTGTATTTGCTGCTAGAATTGCACCTGTGTTAAGTGTCACACCACTATCTATGATAAGTGTGTCAGCAGCAGGTACTGTTATACTCTTTAGTAGATAATGTTTTGTAGCTAATGCTTCTGTTGATGGTCTCATTACAAGGTCAAAGACAACATCGGATGCTGTACCATTACAGACAGTAATAGTTCCAATTGCTGCACTTGTTGCTGCAGGAACAACATAGACGTTTGCGATTGCATTTGCAGTTGTTACAATTTGACCAAGAATCTTATAACCAGTGATTGCAGTACCTACTAGTGAGACTGCAATACCTGTTCCTGTTACAGAGAAAGAACCGTTTGAACCTGCATTGTTTGCTTTTGTGAAAGCTGAGTTTGCATATAGTGATGCAGAGTTGGCTGTTGCAAATGCAGAGTTGCCATAAACAGATGCAGAGTTGGCAACATAACTTGGAGTATTTGCCTGTAGAAATGCAGAGTTGGCGTAAGACGCACCTGCACCACCTGTATTTGCTTGTGCAAAGGCTGCGTTAGCATATACACCAGCAGAGTTAGCCGCAGTAAATGAACTATTGGCCTGTAAAAAAGCTGCGTTAGTTTTTGCATCAGGTAAAACACCAGATGCTAACTTAGCTAAGGTGATTGTTCCATCTAATATTTGATTACCTTGTATGTTACCATATGTAATAACAGTTGTTGCACGATATCTAACAATGATATTCTGACTGCCTGAAGGTGGAGCTTCAGTAAAGGTAATTACACCATCGGTGATAGAATATGAATTTATTGGATCCTGCACCACATTACTTACAATAACATCAATAGTATTTGCATCTTGAATACCAGTTTGTGTTATAGTAAACTGTGTGCAAGAACCGGTGCCGTTGAACCTTTCGGTTGCAACAATGAAATTACCTACACCAGGTTCATTGCCGATGTATGACATATTATGTAATCTCCAAAGCTGATACAATCACATCAGCAGAGTTTGTTGCTGATGTTTGAACTTGCATATAATCACCGGGTTCCATAACTAGTTTTTGGTCACCGCCAATAGGCACTAATGCACCACCGTTAGAGATAACAGCATTCTGCAACATGAAGTATGTGGTGCCATTTGCACTTACAGTCACATTACAAGTAATTGGTGATGCAGTTGTATTACCGATTGTCATACCAATGATTGTAGACTGTGTTGCTGCCGGACCAACATATACATTAGCCGCAGTAGTTGTTGCATTTTTCAAAAAGTGATTTTTAAAGTTGTTTGCCATTGAATGACTTTCTTAGTATTGATTAACCTAGTGCAATCGCAAATGCTAAAGCTGAGGCTTCTGCTGCGGCAATTCTAGTGTATATTGCGGTGTTTGCAGTTCCTGTAAGACTAGTAACATCTGCAACTAACAAACTTCCAGTATTGACATATAACTGATTGATAGCAGAAGATGTTCTTACGTTTAGAGTAGAACCGGTACCAGAAACATCAAGTTTCGTATTGGCAATAAATGTCGCACCGTTGCCATCGGTCAAAGTATTTGCAGTCGAAATTAAAGACTGTGTAGCCGTTAACCAATGCTGAAACGTATTGGCAGTTGTTAATTGATTAATTGCCATCTTTTGACCTTAAATTTACAAGTTCTTTCAGTAAGTTTTTTATATCTGACATATCTTGTTCTATTTTTTCTAAACGATTCTTCGTTTCAATCTGTTCTGCTTGTTCTTTTTTTGCAAGGTCTCTTTTACGAAGATACTCTTGCAAACCTTCTTTATCAGTATTTAGAACAGCCTTAGAACGCATATCACGCACTAAGTTGTCATGCTCTCTTACCTTAGCATACATGATTACGATCCAGCAGGCAATGCAATTGCACGGAAATCACGAACCTTTGGAACATCAACAGTTGAAGTACCACTCAGAACAATCTTAATTGCAAAAGTTCTAAAGGTGTTAAATGTTGTTGAACTGGTAGAATACAATACTGAATTGTTTGCAGCATTGGCAATACCAGGTGCATATGCAATTTCACGATAATCTTGGTAATTGTTAGAGACAAAGTTAACATTGCTCAACTGTGTCATCAACTGCCATGATTTGTCATCAAATGTTTCGTTATCAGATACTGACAATAATTTGTAGTATACGCTGATATCGGCACCAGAAGGTTTGTATGCAGTTACATAAACACGCAAATCGCCTGAATCGAAACCATCAGCCAAAGTAACCTTGCGGGTGATGTAACGAACATTTGAGTTACCGCCAGATTTCTTATCTTCACCGTTATAAGTGATTGTTGCACCGGTACCTGGTGTAGAGTTTGCATCAGCAATCGTAAATGTTGGTGATGTTGTGTAACCACTTCCAGGGTTAGTCAAGGTAACAGAGATGATTGAGTTACCTGGTGCTGCGCCTGTTCCAGTATTTGCTACAAGAACATTAGCTGTTGCGCCTGTTCCACCGTCACCACTTATTGTTATAGTTACTGAACCGTTAGGTCCGTATTTTGTGCCAGCATTAGTAATGATGATATCTGAATTACTTAATGGTAGACCGTTAATGATGTTTTCAACAAAAATGGCACCAAATCTAGATGTATCTAAGATTGGAGAAATATCTGGATTGGAGGTACTCATCGTTGCAGTAACAACCATGGAAGTGTTACCGGTTGTTGGGTTCAATACTCTACGACCATAGCCATCAATCATTGTATAGTCTGTGTATGGAGTAATTGGTATACCTGTAACGATTCCACCAGTAGAATCTTTCTCTGATGCAAACGAGTATGACAGAGAAGTGTTACCTAGTACAACTTCTGAACTCATCAAGTTCATCAAGTCATATGGTGTGTTGGCAGCAGGAACATCAACTTGGAATTTAGCTGTTACTGCACCAGTATTAAATGTATATCTGTATAGACGGAACATCAAATCTGAATTTTGTTCTGCTGTCCATGTTGAACCGTTCTGTGACAAGAACAATGAACCACCATAAGGTTGGGCTGATATTTGTTCACCACTTACGGTGTCAAGTTTACCTATCTCAGCGGCATAAATTTCATACCCTAATGAGTTAGTAATTAGAACGAAACTATATTCTCCAGGTTGGAAATAAATTGGAGCATCAAAGATGAAGTCTGTATATTTTGTTGCATCATTCAAATCTGGACTATCAGATATATTAATCTTATCTGGCGTTAGTGTGACAGTAGAATATGGGAAAACAACAGACGAAGATGGGTAACCATTTACAGTTGGGCGAATCTGTAATGTAATTGGCATTGTTGCATCTTTGGACTTAAAGCAGAATCTTGCCTTGCTTAAGAAGATACCATCAGGATAATTATCTCTTGAAACCAAGAATGTCTGTGCCAATGGGTCATAGTAACCTGTCACAACTTCTCTTGTGGTTGTTGATGTTACAACACGTTCTGATGTTACAGCAGCTCTCTGAATAGTTGGAACTGTTGTTGAGATAATTGTATTCTCTGTCTTCTGTAACAAACCTTGTGCATAGAATGATGCATCACCGTTAGTTGATGAAGAAGGAATATCACCAGTCTGATTGTCAATTAGTCTAAAGTGTTTTTCACCTGTTCTAAAAGTACCACTTGGTATGAAGAACAATCCGGCAACATCACCTGCAGCAGTTGTTAAAAGATTGCCAATTGAATAAACAGAAGTTGTATCTGGTATTGTTGTCCATGCAGAAGATACTGTTGCTACTCTTGTTCCTGCAACATAACCACTAATGGTTCTCTTTTGGCCTGCACCAGTTCCTGATACAATATAGATTGAAGATCCGGAATATGTACCAGTATTGTTAGCATTAAGTGCATCAATACGCAAGGTAATTGTGTCTGATGTACCTGCTGTTGCACGACCGCTGTAGTGGTCATATCCATTAATACGAACACTTGCGCCTGTTGTAGAACCAATTAAGTTTACACTAGCGGTTGACACATTGAAAGCTGCGGTTGGGTTAACACTAACAACAAATGCTTGGTTATTTGAAGTTAACGCAACTAATGCGGTACCTACGTTTGCGGCTAATGTATTGTCGTAAATGCCAACTGTTTCTAATGCACCAACTGTGGTTTGATAACCTAGTTTATTAGCAGCAAGAGTAAATTTATTCAATCTTGAAATGTAACTATTTACATCAATATTATCAAAGAATCCATATAGAGATACTGATGGTTTAAATCCAGAACCAGTAAACACTACATTTTTACTTCTCATGTATTGAATGATAGAAACATCAATAACTTTATCACCTAGTGATTTGGTAATAGTTGATGGAACAACTTTTGTAACAGTACCTGATGCAGTTTGTTTTTGAGTTGTAGTAACATACTGTGTACCGGTTGCCTGGCGCTGGGTGCCGCCGCCATCACCAATCCATTCATTACCTTCTTGTGCGCCAGTAACACTTGTACCACTCCAGTATGTTGACCAGTTACCCCAATCATAACTATATGATGCGGCCGCAATTTGTGCCCAAGCATCTTTGTCACCCTCAAGGTTAACTAGAACATCAGGTTGTTTGTTTGTATCAACCCAAACATCTGTAGGTGGATCTAGTTTGATTTTACCCAAGTAATTAATAACGCTGTATGGGTTGACATTATAGACCTTTGATGCTTTGTTCTGGTCGATGAATGAAGTATGAGTAGCATTAGCTGTAACTAACGGACCAGACTGTAGATAGTTTGATGATGTTCCAGCATTGAAATTCAACATTCTTGAGGATACATTGAATGTTGGACGCATCTCTTGTTTTCTAGGATCAATAGCAGCTCTGTAATCAGGACTTGATACTGAGGCAACAGATGAACCTGTAAATGAATCTACAATGATACCATTCTTAAATCTTGGTGTGTTAGTAGAATCAAGAATAGTTAAATCTTGTTTGCTAACAGTTGATTGTTCTAGTAGTGACAATGAAGTGTAGTATTCTAAGTTAGAAACTCTCTTAGAAATTGTACCAATATCTTTCATTGTGTAACGGCGATTGTCAACATATTCAACACTAACATTCGATGTGTTTGCCAGATAAGCTGGTTCACGAAGAATGTAAAGAGTCATTGCACCGTCTTTGTCCTGTGGAGGCACAGGATTTAAAGAAGGATTACCTTGAATAACTTCAAATGAACGGTTCTTGTTTAGTGCAACCTTATCAATTCTTGGAAGGTAATAATTGTAACTTAGAATGATATCAGAACCGTTTTCTGGAATTTTTGGATTGCTTCCAGAACTGAATGTAACTGTATTAGCAAGAACCGTTGTTGTAGGTATTGCACGAACACTTCTGAAATCTAAACAGTCCGCTAATCTGTAATATGAACCAGTTGAAGATGAAATATATGGAGGAACTAAACCGTATGTGTAACCACTATATGAGTTTACATCAAAATAACCACCAGCATCAATAGAACTAAAATAGTTGTATTTGACAACTAAAGGTCCAGTTGGCGCAGCAACACCAGATTTTAATTTAATTACAGCATGGTCATAGTAAGAGTCTCTTTGACCGTTATCTAATGTATATTTTGAAGTAATGTCTGTTGCATATACGCTATTTGCACGTGTAATGTTGTAACCATTATAGTCTGTTACTGAAACAATATTTACCACATCTGCAACAAAGAGAGACTGTGGCAAATCAGGTGTTTTAACTACTGTGTTGGCCATAATGTGTGTTTGGCCTTGAGCAGTATAAAGTATTACACCGTTATTTGCAAAAATACTTGTACCTGCAATATCACCAACTTGAATTTGAGTGTTTGCAGTTACATATGTTTTTGTTTTTGATCCTGGATTAACAGCATCAATGGTACAGATAACATCAGCTACCATGTCACTAGTAGCACCGGTAACAGTAAGTCTACGGTTAGCAACATCAACATCAGAAATTAAATTTGCTGGTATGTAACTACCGATAGGATAAGGACTTGTTCCTTTGGTTGTTATAATAATTTGATAATTTTGTGCTTTTGAAGAAGTAGAAGAAGCTGCAGCATAAGTTTCACCACTACCAAGAGCTGGAAGAATAGTTTGTGATGAAGCATTAAATGTTTGATTGTGTATCAATCTTCTATATGAGTAATAGAAATTACTGATTGAATTCAAAGCTACATAATTTTGACCTAATGGAAAAATTAAAGGTTCTAAATCTCTATCAGACAGAATAGCATCATCATATAGTGAAGCTGGATCTTTTGAAGCAGGTGCAATATCTAGAGAAGATACGCGCTGTGTTCCACTTGTAACAGCCAACGATTCTACTTGAGCAAGTTCAAAATCAATTGCCCATGTGCTAGTATTTTGTTGCACGTTTGCTGTAAATGGGCTTGATAGTTGAATTGTTTGAGTTGCACCGTTATAGTTAATAATTGTCTTTGATGGCTCGCCTGCACCTGGACCGGTAACGATTCTAAACTGTGCGCCAACATAGGCATTATTTGACATAGAATACTGATATGCATTAACAACAGTATTTGCTATACCAAGGTATGAAGTGTTAGAGAAGTTTAATTTTGTTATTACATTACCACCAAATATCGAACCTACATTAATATCGAATAGATAAGTTCTAAACTCATATGTTGCGGCATTTGAAGTGTTTGATGCAGTTTCAAACTCTATTGATTTAATTCTTGCGGTACCAATTTTTGTATTGGTAATTGTTCCTGTAGAATCAACATTTATACTTGAGTTTGGAACACAATGCAAATCAACGGTTGAGAAAGTATCAATTGGTAATGATCCGTTTGCTGTGTTTGCATAAACATAGTATCCATAGTCAGCAGAAATTCTTTTACCAACTACATTATCGGTTGTTCTTGGTTTATCAAAAGTAATTATCGTTGGTGCAATAGTCTCATATTCATAACCATAGACATAAGCCTTACCAGGAGACAATATGACATTGGCTTTTGCTGAATTTGCCGCACTTGTTTCTAGTGATAACTGAAATGGGCGAACAGTATAGTTACCAGATTCATCATAAGTTCTACGAGCAAGTGTGTCTTCTAATACTGAGTATAGAGGATATTGATTTGCAAAAGTTAATACACCATTTTCAACACGAGCCAATTCAATAAATTGAGAGGTGTCGGTAGAAGTTAATGACCTTGTTGCAAGAACCAAATCGACCTTGTAACGGTCTGAACCAGGTGCTTGATAGTTTGATGCATCTTGTGCTGGGTCAAGTAATGAAGTATCTTGTGAAGATACAACAACTGATTCAGTTATTTCAAAACCAATTCTTGCATTTGCTGTTGTATTGCTATACTTTGATGTTGCAATACTTTGAGAACTATTTTTAATGAAGAAACCATCATAGAAAAACACACCTTCACTAATAGAAAAGATTTGACCTGTTCCTACACCTGTTGTTGCAATATTTGCAAATGCTGGTGCAGCTTGAACTGTTTGAATTGTTTCGCCAGAGGTGAATGTGTTACCGTAAAGTTGCTTTACTAAAAGTGTCTTAGGATCACCTGTTCCAGAATCGGCATCATAAACAACAATAACTTCACCGCGCTTTGAACCATCAGAGTTTGTTATTGATAGACCGTTAAAATTACTTACCGAAACGGCTGTACCGGCATAATCAGAATTTAATTTAAGGTATGTTGCATCTTGCAGAAATGTTTGTCCACCAGTTACAAGAGAACCGTTCTTGAAAATATGATTACCAAAACGGCTGGTTTGATTCTGTAACAGAGTTTGTAACTGTGTTAGCTCGCGAGCCTGTACCGCATATCCTGGTTTGAACAATAGACGAAGAAATTTTTTGTCTTCGTCAAAATCGTCATAATACGGATTGACATTAAAATTGGTATTTAACGACATTAAATAATTCCCTTAAAATCTGATAACAAATTTGATATTTTCGGCTTGGCCGGCTGATCTTTGAATCTTAGTAACATCTTCAACATACTCAATATCACCAGTATATGGTTGAAATTCAGGATCATACTTTTTAACAACTGTTCTATTGACACCTGATGTTGCACCAATCAAAGTACCACCAACAACTACAGTACCTCTCACCTTAGTTAGGCGAACCTCATTTGATGTTTGTGAGTTAACAAAACCATAAAAATACGCACTATTTGCTGCACTACCCTGATATACAAATTCATCTTGGGTAAATGCGGTACCAGCAACCATCGTCAAATTGACAGTCTGTGATATGACTGTATTTGCATTAGAAGTTGAAACTGTTGTATTCGAACCATATTTATACGGGTCTCTCAACAAACCATACTGTCTTATTGAGGTAGAAGAAGAAATTAATCCATTTTCTGTTGAATCGACCAGACCAATTCTTTCAGAAACCATAACATTGGCACCGTTCAATTCTTTGGCTGGATTCATTCCGTGACCAAATTTTGGAGGTAAAACCACCCTAACATTTGCATTTGTACCTGAACCGTAAATTACTGCATTTGCATATGAGTATCCAGTACCGTCAACATCAACAGTAACTTTAGAAACTGCACTATTTACGATATTGGCGCTGGCGGCTAGACCTGAACCGTCACCGTTGATGTAAACTCTAGTAGTAAAAGTTAAGTTATTACCAGTACCACCACCATTTCCAGAGGTTGCAGAAGATATTGTGATGATGTTTAGAATTGTATTTACAGTAGAAACTAGAGTTCCTGTTGCAATTCCAGTACCAGTCACTTTCATATTTGCAGCAACATTGGTTGTATTGGCCAATGAAATTGTTGTTACACCAGTACCAAAAGCTGTCGCACTTATTGTTGGATTTGCATAACCTGTACCACCATTAATAACAATAATTGAACTAACTCCACCGTCAATCACACTTGTTGAACTAACATTATAGTCAAGTTTTGAAGTAGAAGTTGGTGCTGGCATCCATGCAGAAGTCAAAAACTTATTTGAAGGTTTGACATTGTATAGGTATTTCCAGATAAATCCGTCTGCGGTACGAATTGTACCGTTTGCGGTACTATAGTCACCAGAAGGTTCAACAGTAGAAACGGCATTTGCATTGTTTGACAGACACTTATAGACATTTCTTCCGCTAGTCATAATATACATTGGATTACTGTTGCCACCAGCACCACTATCGGCGGTCAACAAATCACCGGTTGAAATCTTATCATCAAACTGTTTGTATCGGCTGTTTACAGTCCAAGTTACGCGCGGAACAACCAACTCAACATCGTTACCTGTAATTTTCTTTGCTGCAAACATATTGTCCCAAACAGTTTTCTCATCAGATGTTGAATCTACGATAGAGTCTGGTGAGGCTTCGTTTGCATAGGGAACATGATTGCCAATGAACAAGTAACCAACCGTTGGTTGCGGTTCGGCAAAAGATTCTTTGAATTGCTCTGCGTTATTGAACGAGAGTTTTTTAGATGTGTATGAAGTAGCCATAGTAATTCTTTATTTATGTAACGATTACAAGTTCTTGATCGTTTGCAATTTGAGTAAATGCAGACGAAACTGTTAGTGTAGTATTACTGTATATGCTATTGATTGTTCTAACTTCTGAACCAACTGCAATTTGTGTTCCAATAGTAATAGTGCTATTGGCATATGCAGTATTAAACAGAGTGTTACTACCAGTCACATAGATGCTGTTATTTACATTTACGGTTCCAGAAATAACATTGCTTGAGTATCCAATGGTAGATAAGTTGTTAGCCTCAACAATTTTATCAATTTTGTATTCAGCATACTCAACAAAACCTGCTGGGTGAACCAAACTCTTGAACAACTCTTTAAACTTGGCAAATTCTACTTTTGAAGACAAGACATATGCATAGTCAACATAGTAGTCTCTACCTTGTATAACTCTCTCTGATGCAGATAGAATACTGTCTGAGGTAGTCCAACGACCAGGGAATGTAACGTAACTTGGTTCAACCTGTGCATTTGCGGTTGCAGTTCCATCACCTTTCTGTGATAGGTCAATTGTTGGAGGTGATTGATAACCTGAACCAGCATTTGTAACTCTGATTTTTAGAATTGCACCAGGGTCTTGGTCAGCAGTCGAGAATAGATTTTCTCCGCTACCCATCAATGCAACTACTGCCAAGTTTGCATTTGCACCTACAACAGAAGAAACACTAATTGTTGGCAATCTCAATTCTTCATAGTTTACACCACCAACAGGCAATGCACCATACAGGCCAATTTTCTTACCGCCACCGGTTGTTGTATAGTTGAAATTTACATTAACATTGAGTGATGTATTAGAAGTGATTGTGCTGACGTATCTTGATTCATTGTTAATTATGATTCGATCACCAACACGCAACTCATCTAAGAAGTAAGTATTTACCCCTAAGACAGTTACATTTGTAGTTCCGTAAGTGTTTGCAATACCTGTGATACGAGGTGGTTGTAACTCTACACTAGTAATTGCACCGGTTGAAGATACAGTTTTAACAGCAGCTGCAGCACCAAATCCAAAATTCATGTTACCTGGATTAGTAAAGAGAAGTTCATCACCTATGTTGTAACCATCACCACCATCGTATATGGTTATTCTTCCTAGTGAACGAGTTGATAGAATATGTTGTTCTTCTGCTGCGCCGTTAACGAATGGTGCTGAGTCAGCCTCAACAGTTGGTACGGTAGAAAAAATTGCGTTAGCAAACAAAACTGATACATTGGTAATTGGGCCAATACTTACCACGTTTGAGAAAGCCAATGCATCTATGATTCGTGACTGCACATTTTCTGATATAGAAGTGTTAGGAAATCCATAGTCAGCTGCATCAATAGTTATTGATTCATAGTTAGCAATTCTTGTGGTATCGACAACAAAGGTATTTGCAGTATTCGCACCAGAAGCATCAACAGCATCAATTGCAAGAACTAATGATGCGTTTGCTGTTGCACCAACAACATTAACATTTGAACCAACTTTAAATCCTGCACCACCAGCAAGAACACGAACTTGGTTAATAAAACCAGAAAATACTTCTGAAATAATTGCTTCACCAAGTTCTGTTGCACCACCGCCGGTGATTGTAACCGGATCACCTACATTATAACTTGCACCACCGTCTGTAATAGTAATTGTTGATAATGTAGATAGACCTAAAACTTGTATAGTTATCAATTCATTATTGTCACCAATAATGTTCAATATACCGTTTTCGCCGTTACTGAAAGTACCAACAAGGGTCTTATCATTTACATATAATTCAAACGCTGATTTTTCATTAATAGTTTTTTGTGCAACTCTCTCAACGATAGCATATGCGCCTGATGTAGATCCGGTTAATTTTCTATTCTCTAATGATGCATAGTTAAAATTGTTGTATAGAATTTTAACTTGAGAATTTGCAGAAGGCGCTGTATCAAATAGAACTTTCTTTGATTCACGGCGAACTTTATAACCTGTTGTTTGCAGAGTGTTATTAACATAAACTGCAATATCATCTAAACCTGCAATCTGAGCCATTTGAAAAACTGTGTTACCTGATGCAGTAGCACTAGAAGATGTATTGCCGTTTGCAGTATAGGTACTGTAAACACCTTGTGAAATGCGGAATGCTTTTTCAATCAACCACTTTCCGTCAGAAGCACGGAGAACATTACTCTTTGGTTGAATGACTTCAACTTCTTCATCGAACAAAATTCTGAACAGTAGTTTGAAAGATTTTTCGTTTCCTTTTGCCAAATACAAAGGCAAAAGTTTCTTAATCATTAGTGCCTTGTCTACACTAATATCTTTTGGCAATAACGAAGCAAAGGTGTTAAGGAATTGATCCTCAAATTGGTCTATAGAATAATCTACGTCTGATAGGTAACGTAGGTCTTTAGACTTTACTATTAAATCGTTTTTCTTGCCAGTCTGTTTGTTTTCTAGAAACTCATAGTAAGCTTCAAGAAAGGTGACGAACTTAGGGTATTCGTCACGAACAAATTCTGGTACCTGACGATTAATCAGTAACGATGTTTTTTTGTCAGACATTATCAGCTGCTATACTGTGTCAATGTTGTAACGATTGAAATTGGATCGTCTTGGTCGATTGTCAAAATAGTATTTCTGATTGACTGTATGATGCCTTTTTCTGCCTCGATAGTCAATTGAACTAAATTGTCTGAAGAGCTTACAGACAAGAATCGTATGTCGTTGATGTTTACAATACCATTATCATATTCAATAGTACCTGCATTAGCATTAATAATTTGTCTCTGTGCAAGTGAATCGTAATAGATTGTTCTTAGAACACCAACTTTTGCATCAACAACAACAAGAGCTTCTGCACCGTAACCGTTACCGCCGGTGATACTCACGGTTGCTTGTGTATATTCGATGCCTCGATTTGTAACAAGAATTTTCTGAATTCTTCCGTTAACAATCACCGCTTCAGCTGTTGCATTTGATCCGTCACCAGAGATAGTAACTGTTGGTGCGGTTGTATAACCAACACCAGGGTTTGTTACTAGAATCTCTGAAATGCCTGTATAAGATTGTGGTGCTTCATCAAACTGTGCTGTTCTACGAACACCTGTTGTATCAAAAACATCAAATTCTGTTGACTTCAGTTTGTTGGTAATTGTTCCGCGATGAATAGGTACATTAAACTTAACTGTGTAACTGGCTGAGTTGCCAATGTTTGGTTCAAAACGGCGTTGAACGCGAACAGTTGCTTCTGAACCAATAATTGAGTTGGTATCGGTAGTATCAACAGCTTCTTGAAGTTTTGATAGAACAAAACTCGCACCAAACCTGTTTAGATTTGTATCACGGTAACTTAAAATAGAATTGCGAATGTTTGTTTTGATTGCATCTTCTTTTAGTGTGGTCTTTTTAGGATCATACTGAACAGATGTTTCAACAATCAAATACAAATACTCTGGATCACGAATCTCTGACTGAACGGCTACAATAGATTTTGGATTAATAATATCAGTTATGATTCTTTGTTTTTCTGTCTCTGAAATGAAATAGTTAGTCTTTGGTTTCAGAGAGATATAAACTTTGCCATATACTGGCGGTATATCAGTCTCACCGCCCCAAACAGATAGAGAATCAATGCTTGGGTACTTTGAACGAATGTATGTTTCATAATCTTTAAATGTTACTAGACGATTTTGAGTTGCATACTGTGCTGCAGCAGAATACTTTACTGAATCTACTGGTTCACGAATTGCACCACCAGCAGCAATGTCATTAACTACAACATCAACGATACTATAAATTCCAATAGGACCGTCAGGTACAAAACCATTGGCTTTGTTTGCAGTAGTGCCGTTAGTAATCAAGTAACTAACTGAAACTGTTGAACCATCAACAAGTTGTTTAGCAATAACACCATCACCAAAGTAAATCTCATAGTTGCCATTTCTGGCTTCTTGTATGAAATAAGCATTTGTTGTTGGGTCTACATCTAATACATCACTAACATGGTTGTATACTTGAGTTGCGGTGTTACCAACATTATCTGTCACGGTAACATACAGAGTATTGGTGTCGATATTGTTATCGGGTAACTGAAATATAGATTTTGGATTTGAGTTACGAGTAAACGAAAAGTTGTAGTTAACCAGTCTACCTTCATACAGACTTACATTTTCAAATACAAACTGAGTGTTAGATTTTGTTACTGTATAGTCTTGTAGAGTAGTAAAATTGTATGACATATTATCAATCAAGTTTGATGAAAATGTCTGACCTCTAGAAAGAGTTAGTGTTCCCGGTGTTGTATCGTTTGTTTCAACTGTGATTGTAGTGATTGCTCTTGGTGCAGAGTATGAATATGGAATGTAATTTAATGTCTTTGCATGAGACACAACAGAATCACGCAACATCGCGGTGTCAAGGAAGGCCTCATTTGCCACCATATTCAGATAGTAGGCATTGTAATGGGTATTATATGCAAGAATGTCCAATAGAACACCAAGACTTGAACCTTCAAAATCATAGTCGGTAAACTGTGATTGTTGTTGTAGGTAAGACTTTAGATTGTTCTTGATTTGGTCAAAATCAAGGTCTGTAATTTGTAAACGAGCGTTAGCCATCTATCGAATCCGTTCAAGGAAGAAATTAATTGTGACGGGCGAAGTTTGATTCACAATATAAAATTCCATATAAACTTTGAACCCATTGTTATCGAAATCTGCATTAACCTTAAGGTTTATGATATTGGCCCTAGGTTCGTAGTTCTCAATCATTCTCTGTATTTCATTTCGTATGGTTGTTGCAGTAACAACATCAAGATTTTCAAACAACAATCTACGGACATTAGAGCCAATCTCTGGTCGAAATGGTTTCTCATAGTGGTTTGTCAGTATCAAATTCTTCACGGAATTGATAACCGACATTGGACCGATGTTTCGGTTAATGTCTTTTTTGACCGGATGAATGTTAAAATTCAGATCCAGGTCTTTAAATTCTCTAACTATGTCTGTGGTTACGGTTGCCATGCTTTATTTATGAGTTAATTCTAGAGAGTAACTTGTCGGTGCCAATATAATTATTGGCCAGATTGTGTTCAACCTCTCCAAGGTTAGAAAATTCTTGTGTTTTTCCGTAGTCTGCAATAACGGCCAGTGAATTTCTGAAGAAATTTATATCATGGTTTCTTCTGGTTTCTATCAAAGTGTTTGCATTAGTTAAATGTGTAGAAATAGTATTTGCTTGCGCTGGAGTCAAATTGCAAATACCTGATGAAGCTGCAATCTTAACTATTACATTGTCAGCCGCAAGTATAACATTATTAGCCGCCAATTCATCAGGAATGAAAAAACTGGTGAAGTGACCCAACATTGGTGAAGCATTCATTATGCCATCAGATTCGTGAGTGATATAAGTCAATAGTTTACCAATACCTATTGCAGTTTTTTTGTATGGAAACTGAGAGGTCATAGAACCACCTTGTGTCATATCCGCAACACCTGAAATATTATCAGTATGTCTCTTAAACAAATTCAATGAAATCATCAAACTACTTGTATTAGATAAGATAGTGTTTGCAGCGGCATAACTTATCCAAGTGTTTGCAGGGTCATTGTTTGCAATATTATACATCGTATTGCAATGAATAAACAATGCAGAATATAAATCTGCCATAGGATTTTTTACATATCCACTGGTGTTACTATCTGCAATATCTTTTTTCTGCCAATCCTTCATCAAATCAGGTGTCGAATTTAGATGAGCCTTTGCTTCATCTGATAAGTTGATGATGCCTAAATTTGTATCATCAAAATTGTAACCTAATCTTGTGTAAATTCCATAATTTGCCATTATTTTTTCTCCATAATATATTAACAGGTCTGCATAGGTTGGTTTGTTGTCATACCACTAGCGCCAATACCACCCGAGTTGAGGTGAAAATGTGTCGAGTATTCAATTGCCCAATTTAGTAAATCATAAAATCCTACAGAAGTACCTAGTATGTTTGTGCTGACAATTGAAGTTAGAAATGGTGTTGTTACACTAAAACCAAAAAGACCACTTTTAGTAGCTATAACTGTTCCAGGAACTGCAACAGGAACACCTAATGATAAACCACCATCTACAGAAACAAAACCAAAATGCCCTGCACTTACACCAACTTTTGCATCAAGTCTTGTTTCAACAGTTAATGCACCACCAATCCATCCAGATCCAGATACATTAAGTTCTGAAGAGATAAACACTTCTCTATATGCTGATAGTCTTATTGCTCCAAATTTTAATTCATCTTCAGAAGCAGCAATCTGAATATCATTATCACTTGACAAATTTATATCGTCAGCAGACCTAACATTTGTTTTTCCAGCAACCTGCAAATTGTAGTCACCGTTAACTTGCAGGTTGTAGTCACCATTAACTTTTAAATTGTAATCACCTAAAACTTCAATGGTACACTTACCTTTAACGCGAACAAACTTGTCTTTAATTGTTATTTCATAATCATCACCGAATACTTTATGTACCTGGTCACCGTTTGGATGCATCTCAAGAAATGTTAGTTTCTTTCCGTGTTGTAGACGAATTCTTTCTCTATCAGGTGTATCATCCATTTCAAATAAATGACCAGACTCGGTCTGCTTTGCATCATTATATGGATAAAGCGGTTTAAAATTTGCGTTTGAGGCAGATTCTGGCTCTGTCCAACCAGAGTCAATGTCAAGATTTGGTATAGTGTTTAATGAATAGATTGCCATAATTTACTTTCAGAATGCAGGTTTAATAGCTCGTGCAATGTATGCAGTTGTCTCTGCGGTAGTAGGAGCTCCCCAACTTGCCAATTTATTTGTCCCACCTAAAGTTACAGAATCTGTTATTTCACCAATAGCAGGATTTGCCGTATTGTATGCCTTTATAGTATTGTTTGCAGCATCTAATTCTGCCTTTGTAACTGGAACTAACAGTCCAACTGTTAATGATGTAGGAATTGCAACAGCTAATGCTACTGCTTGAGAAGTTGCACTTATAATATCACCTGTAGCTGAAACAGCATCTTTAGCAGCATCAACTAACACATTAAAATCTGCTGTTGGTCCCATGATGCCTGCAGCTTCATCTGCTGCTAATTTTTCAGCATTAACTTCATCAACTAAACCTGTTGTTGCTTGTTTCCATAAATCTACAAAAATACTTGCAATCAATTTCAATAAACGATACAAACAACCAGCAAGTAACTTTGCTAATATAACTGGTAAACTTAATACCCATTGAATGATAGCACGAAGTTTTGTAACATACGCTAGAACAACTTTTTCAAATTCAATAATTGGTTTTATAACTTCTTTTTGAATTCTTCTTAATTCTGCTGCATAACTTCTTAATAGATTAGCTATTTTTGTTATCTCTCCAGATGGGTCACCAAAAGATATTTGTTTTAGAATCCACTTAAGAGCTTCTCGTATTACATTTGCAACGGCCTTGATATATTTTCCTAATTCAAAATTCTTTTTTATTTCAAGAATAAAATCGCAAACGTGTTCTCTGTTGTTGTTTGTAAGAGTGATGATTGAAGGTGTGTTACCGTAACAAGTACCAGGAACATTTGATGGTTGTCCAGATTGTGGTGCATCAGCGCAAGTAGGTGGATTTACTTCTCTACTTTCAACTGTGATGGCGCGCTCGGTTGTTATTGCTCCTATACCTCCTAATGCAGGGTCTCTACCGTCTATAAAATTTTGAATGACAGAATCACTTAAACCTGAAGCTGTAGCTAGTTGTTTGTAAGAAGTAATTGCAGTATCTAGCAATCCATTTAAATTAGCTATTTCTTGTGTAGTTCGACCAGGTTCAGCAAGCAATTTTCTATAACCTTCAATTTCTGCTTGCTTGTCTGAAACAGCCTTATCTGCTGCAGCTTGACTCACTACTCCTGGTACTTGTGACAGAGCATCTGTTTGAACTTCTTGTATAGTTGGATCAGCCATTTATTTTTCCTTATGCCTTCAATCCAGGTAAAACACCCATCATAACAGGCAATTGTGCTTGTTCACCATCCATAAAAAATCCAACAACCCAATCGCCCACTCTAGGTGAAGAAAAATGTTTTGAATCATTTAAAGGTATCATTGCTTGTGCCCATGGTAAATCTTCTGTAGGTAGAATTGTTGGATTTTCATTATGCCATCCAAAGATTCTCACTTTACAACGACCAACAGCAAGTGGATCAACACGATTTTCTATTACGCCGATCCACCAGATAAATCCGTTTTTTCCTATAAAATTTGTGTTCATCGTTTAACAGCTTTCTGCACATCACTTGTTTGATTGACTGTAAATGGTTTATTTGTTGAATCAGTTACAACTTCTATCACAGTTTCGTGTATATCACCTTTAATTATATGTCTTGCTGCTGTAATTATATATTTACCATTTAAAGTGTTGTCTACGCTGTCGGTATTTGTTTTTACTGCTCTTGATGGCATTTTTAAATTAACAACTGTACCTGATGTAAATGCAAAGTTACCTGGAACATTTAAGTGAATTGTTGTCTGCATCAAGTTAGTAAGTATTGGTGCTCTCTGAAAAACATATGAGTGTGTATCATCAATAATCTTACCAGTCTGCACTTCGTTTTTTTGTATCCAACTGGATGCATCTCTTGTAGTTTCAAAAGCATATAATGAAACTTTTGAATCATACATTTGTGCAGAATCTTTATCTTCTCTATTTTTACCAGAAGTAAAGTTTGGATTTTTATTTAAATGTCCGTCAGCTCTAGAATATGTTTGCAAGTAGTCAATCTTTGAAGTTGTTACTTTTCTTGTCAAAGGATCAATACCAATAAATTTACCAGCATAAACACCGTTTGATATATTTTCCATCAAATCAAATTGAGAATTTAATGACATATCTCTTGCACCATAGAATTCTTCACCCTTCAAAGTACCAATATTCTTAGGTTCAAAATTTATGTTTGTTGTAACTGGTAATTTTACAAGTGTTGATAGTGACACAAAGTTATAACCATATTTGTTTTCAAAGAAAAACAGATTTGGTAAATTTTCATTACTAACAGACCTTTTTATTAACCACTCTAAAGTGTCAAAAGGTGATAAATTTGGAATAATTACGGTGTGTATACCTTTTGTTTCATCAACGATACCAATTTTATTTACAGGTACTTTTAAAATATCATTCAATATTTTTTTTGCAATTTGACTATAGATACCTTTGAACGATTGGTTAAGTTTTTTCTGCATTGAGTATATCATCTCTTCTGATATGAAGTAGAGTATATACAATTCAGAGTTTTGGTTTAGATTTGACCTGTTGCCTAACTTGTAAATTCGAAATGTTTTGTTTATAACAGTTGCCGAGTTAGCAGGTTCATCTGACTTACTAATTTCCATAGTAATGTATTCACTACCATCAAGTGTCAATTTTGAAGCCAAACCAATTGCATCTTGAATCAGTATGTCACCACGCATACAAGGCATGAACATACTATCGTAAATGTTCAGTTCTTGATAAATGCCACCAATTTCTTGAATTCCCAATTTTGTGATAAGTTTTAAATTTCTTATCTTAAACTGAGTTGATTGTGAGATATTGATACTCATCTATTGAAAACTTCTAACAATTCTTGTTCAAGTGCGTATGCAAATTCTTTTTTCAAAAGTTTTATCTGTCTCTTGTTTTCATTTTCTTCATTTTCATAATCATAATATGATTGAGTTTCTTTTGATATTACTATCTTTACTTGATTGTTATCTTTTAAAGTTACAGTTGATGTGCTAGTAGCAGTGTTTGCGTAGGTATTTGCATCAACAATAACACGACTTACACTTGAATCTTTAGAACCTACAGTAGTTCTTGTTTCAACTAAAATATATGATTGTGTATGACCTTGTGCCCATTCTAATCCAGTTTGTCCAACTGAAGCATTTGCACTATACTTGTCTGTCACATATTTGATAAATGTTCTATAGTCAAGTGGCCAATCATACTGCGTATCAACAATATCGTTCATCGCAAGAACCAACCAATGTCGTTCTGATGAACCGTAAAGTTTGGCAGCTATAATTTCTGGAGTATCACTATCTTGTATATTGTATTTTTCATATACAGAAGTATTCTCTTTGAAAGATTGTTCAAGAGAAAATCTAGAGGTGATGTTAGTTACGGTATCAACACCATTAATTTTATCTTCTAAACTATAGATTGTGTTGGGAAATTTTCCAAAATATTGTGACATGATTAGGAAGCTCCTCTTCCGCCGCCAGCAGAAGCATCATAATTTCCACTTGTTGCGGCATCTAATGCTGATGAGTAACTACTGTTAAATTTAGGATTAACACCTGTACCACCATCAATTAGTGGATTATTTTTTGTTAGGTACTCGGTCTCTTTAAATGTTAGTGACATACGAATACCAACGGGCATACCTGTTCTACCGATTCTTGGTGTTGGATCATTATAGCTTTCATAAGCAGAAAAACCATTTGGTGTATAATCAGTATCAATGTTAGTCAACACGCAGGTTGAAATTTTTGGTATGTTTGGATTTACCGTTCCGTTATAGTAGAAACTGATATCAAATTCTGATGGTGGGTACATAAAGAATCCACCACTACCTTGCACCAACTCTGGCGCTTGTGCAAATCTTAGTCTATCAATAATTTTTTGAACTTCTTCTGCTTCCTTCTCACTTCTTGGAAACATCAAAAAGTCAAACTTAAATGTTCTAAATTCTGGAGAACTGTAAAGAATTTCAAGCATTGGGTTCTGAACTTTACCACCTGAAGCAGCAGTAAAAAGAATTTTACCCACATCACCAAATTGTGACGCAATTGCTGCTTGAAGGAACGGTGAACCTTGAGCAAACATAGCAGCAACTTCTGAATTTGGACTATCTTTCCAAGCATTACTTATTGATGACAATCCAGACAGAACACCTTGAGTTGCAGTTCCACCGGGTTTCAATTCACTATAACCTTGTGCATAACTAAATGACAAACTGTTAGGCATATACAATGCGATAGTGTCAGCTGTTCTTCTTATTGTTCTAACACCAATATTAGGGTCAGTTACAGAATTTTGATACCACGCTAAACCTACTCCGGCTGTTGCAGCAGAAGTTAATGAACTAACTAAAGAAGAACCTGTTAATTTTTGAAATAGTCCTACAGCAGAACCTAACAATGCAGCACTAACATCTGAAGCCACTTGAGTTGTTAGTGTATCACCAACTTGCGCCTTCACAGCAGCTTGATTACTGAATACTGTAGGTGTACCAACACCAGGATTAGCAGCAAAATTTGTTCTGATTTGTTCATTGATGTTGATAAGTATATAATGCGCCTTATCTGATGCACCTAAATCGGAAGGGAATCTATAAGTATTTTGACCGTATTGTGTTCCAGCCAAAGCACCTGTTGATGGACCAGAACCACCGTTAAAAGAGATATCACCTAAGTTGAACAGACCCATCGAAATTCCTATGAAAGTTGACTGGATATTTATATGACATTCGGCAATAAAACCTATAAGGGTTGGTTTAAACCGACCAATCCAACAAAATACAAAGGTGATGCAAACAACATCATCTATCGTTCCTCATGGGAACGGCGTGTTATGAAGTGGTTAGATGAACATCCTGATGTAATCTGGTGGGGGTCTGAAGAACTTTACATACCGTACCGGTCACCCATAGACAACAGGGTTCACCGTTATTTTCCAGATTTTATTGCCAAAATGAGGCAAAAAAACGGTCTGGTGATGACCTACATTATTGAAGTGAAGCCTCTGGCACAGACGAAACAACCAGTGCAGAAGAAGAAGACAAGAAAGTACCTACAAGAAGCAGCAACCTATGTGGTCAATCAGGAGAAGTGGAAAGCAGCAGATATCTTCTGTCAAGAACACGGTTGGAAGTTTATGATTATGACCGAGAAGGAACTAGGTCTTTAAATCAAAGCGGACACCGTTACTTATAAGAAATCCTTCAGAAAAGAAGGTAATGATGAGTGATATAAATAAAGCATGGCTTACCTAATAGACAGAATTAACGAAGAACTGAGCAAGAAGGGTTTAAAACCCCGTAGTGGCTCGGCAAGAGATTGGCTGCGTGCCAAGATAAATGAACTCAATCCAACCAGGCAATCGGTCGTTCGTGACAAAGAAAGATTGAGAGACAACACGATTCTTGGGAAAATGTATTTCTATTACTATGATCCTAAGACAAAAGAAAACTTACAATACTGGGATAAGTTTCCTCTGGTGATTCCTATAGAAACTTATCGTGATGGGTTTTTAGGACTGAATCTGCATTACATCAGCCCGAAGCAAAGACTGGTGTTACTTGATGCGCTGAGTGAATTTGCAAACAATTCAAAATACGATGAAACAACAAGATTGCGTTTAACATACAACAATCTGAAAAATCTTGGTAAAGCATACAAAGCTAAACCTTGCGTAAAAAAATACCTGTTCAAACACGTTGACAGTCGATTCTTAGAAATATCGGCAAACGAGTGGGACATTGCTGTGTTATTACCGTTTCAGAACTTTCAAGGCGCATCAGCCAACAAAGTTTACAACGACTCTAGGACAAAATTCTAATGGCATTTTCACCACAAGCATTTCTATCGAATATCAAAGCTAAAGATGGGTTGGCAAGACCAGCTCGATTTGAAGTTGTTCTACCAATACCAACATACATCAACAATTTCATATCGCAGAGTTTGGTTGAACAGATACTAAACTTGCCTAATGTTTTAATCGCAGATATCACCCAATCTGTAAATGATGTGCTTGGTAACTCACCATCAGAAGAACAGTCGAAAACTTCAAACGCATCTATAAGTAGATATCTTGCCTTACAATGTGAGGCGGCTGAATTGCCAGGTAAATCTTTACTGACAGCTGATTCTAAAATTTACGGTCCAGGTTTCAAAGTGCCATATCAAACACAATACGGTGATACATCATTAACCTTTCTATGTACCAACCAATTCTATGAGAGAAAGCTGTTTGAACGATGGATTGAAGCAATCATGCCTACAGACACAAACAACTTAAGATTTCCAAAAGGTGATAATACTCGTTATATGACCAACATTAAGGTCATTCAGTATGATGACTTCATTAAGAGAATTTTTGCAGTAGAATTGATGGATGCTTTTCCAATATCTATCGGGCCACAAGCGCTTAACTGGACTGAAGATAATTTTCACCGACTAACTGTTAATTTTGCATATCAAAGATATCGCGTTGTGTATGAAGGTAGTTATGACTTGGTTGCAGCAGCAACTGAATACTTTGGTGTTGCTGGTGCCAAATTGTTTGATAAGGCTGGGCAGAATGTGTCTAACAGCATAGGGAATGTCTTGAATAAAATATTTTAATTAGTGGAGATATAGTATGTTACCAAAAATTGATGTGCCTGTTTATAATATTAAATTACTATCAACAGGTAAAGAAGTAAAGTTTAGACCATTCACCGTCAAAGAAGAAAAGTTGTTTTTGATGGCAAACGAAAGTGCCGATGTTGAAACAATTATTGATACTACAAAACAGGTGTTGAACAATTGCATCGTTACTGAATTAGATATTGAAAAGTTACCGGTGTTTGACATTGAACATTTGTTTTTAAACATTCGTGCTAGGTCAGTAAGTGAAGTTGTTACTTTGAATTATAAATGCAACAACAATGTACCAACTGAAGAAGATAAAGAAAATAAGTGCAATCACCTTGTCAAGTTTGATTTGAATGTGTTAGATATCAAACCAGTATCACAGAAAGAAGTAAGTGGTAAGATACCTCTTACTGAAAACATTGGTATTATGATGCGGTACCCAAACTTCAACACAATGAAGAAGTATGGCTCTGATGATATCATAAAGATGACTGCTGACTGTATTGAATATGTGTATGACAAAGAACAAATTTATTATTCAAAAGATACAACTGAAGAAGAGCGCGTAGATTTTATTGAGGGTCTACAGACAAAAGATTTAGAGAAGATTAGAGAATTCTTCGATAACATGCCCAAGTTGTCCAAGAATTTAGATTTCAAATGTGGTAAATGTGGATACGAAGAGAAAATTCTTCTGGAGGGTATAGAAAATTTTTTCGTCTAAACTTTGGTTATGAGAACTTAGGTAATTTCTATCAAACTAACTTTGCATTGATGCAACACCACAAATATAGTTTGACAGAGCTTGAAAATATGTTACCTTGGGAAAGAGAGATTTACATAAACTTATTGATGCAACATCTTGAGCAAGAAAAAGAAAAACTAAAACAACAGAGATAAAAAATGGCATCTAGACTGGCAGATATTTACAAGAGTGAAATAGGTCGCGGTGGCGGGCTAGGATCAACTATTGGTAAAAGAATTGGAGAAAAGATTGATCCAAGGCAGATGTTTGACCAATCTGGTTTGCTTACTGCAATGTTTCCTAGTCTGAAAGCATACAACGCAACTGCAAAACGACCAGGCACCAAAAAATCAGAAACTAACTCTAGCGGAAATATGTCTTCAGCATCTATGGGTGCTATTCTTGCATCAAGCAATTTGACTGCCAAAAATACGATGGTTCTTCCAGCAATGGCTAGAGATATGAACCTGATGCGTCAAAATATTGCCAAAATGGTTAAGTTACAAGGTGGAAAACCATCAATGAAGGGTGATATGTTCTTCAAGAGAGCTGGAGAAAGAAACACCCTTTTTGAAAGTACGTTAGGTAAGATGGGTGGTGTTACTGCAAAAGGTGGCAAAGGACTTAATTTATTTGGCACAAGCACCGAAAAAGATGGTCAAACACCAGAGTCTGCACTCTATGTTAAATCTGCTGGTGGTGAAGAAGGTGGTGATTTAAATATAATGAGTGGCAAAGGAGGTGTTCTTAAGAGTTTAGCTTCTATTGCAGGCAGTATTATATCAAGCCCAACATTTATCGCTGCAGCTGCGATAGGTGGTACTGCATTGTTAGCTAGATTTATGAAAAGTCGTAATGATGAAGAATTAAAAAAACCAGAAAATGCTAATGTTCCAGGAAATGTAACTAATGCCGCACAAAATCAATCAACAGCAATTGCAACTGGTAACTTGACAAAAGGCACTGCTAATGATATAGTTAAACGGTTGACAGAAGATAAATTAAAAGGCGCAGCCGCTGACAGTTTTTGTAATGAGGTAGTGAGAGGAACAAACCTGGCAAAAGTTCTTGAGGTATGTGACGATGGATTGAAACAAAAATATTTAGAAATGGTTGCAAAAGATACTGCACCTTCACAAACAGTCGAACCATCAACTCCACCACCAGGTCCAGTACCATCAACTTCAGTTCCTGATACCACTAATGATGCTAGAAGAGGTCGTGGTTATATTCCATCAGAACCAACTATACCATCAAACGCTGTAGTTTCTGGTGGCACAGGTGGAACAATATCAACAGGTAGCGGTGGTATGGCTGTTTCTCCTTCATATGAAACTGCACCAGCGCCTGCGTCAATGCCAAGACCTACAGCGGCACCGACAGCACCTACACCAGCTCCAACTGCCACAATATCGGCACCATCAACAACACCATCTTCTGTATCTTCTGCTATTGGTGGCGCTGAAGCTGGAGGAAGTTATGATATTGCTTTTGGTGATAGAAAAACAAGAGATGGAAAAATAAAAAATACAATTGGTTTACCTACAGCAGAAGAATTTAGTGGAAAAAAATTATCTGAAATGTCTCTATCTGAAGTTCAAGCATTTCAAGCAACTAGAGATAAAATTAATTTAGGATCTGGAGCTGTAGGTAAATATCAGTTTATGCCAGATACATTATTTGGTAAGCCTGGAAAACCAGGTTTAGTGCAGCAATTAAAATTAGATATGAATACAAAATTTAATTCTGAGACTCAAGAAAAACTTCAAGAATTTTTATTAAAAGGCAATAAAGGAGTATTAGAAAGAGCGGGCATAAAATCTACATTAGGAAATCTTTATATGGCTCATTATGTTGGTCCAGGAGGAGCGATTGCTGTAAACAGAGCCGCAGAGGCAGGTAAAGATATGACAGTATCAGAAGCAATAGTTGCTGCTGGTTATGCGAATCCATCTAAAAACAATCCAGAGCTCGCCAAATTAAAAGTTGCTGATTTTGAAAAAGTTTTGGAAGGTAGAATGATTCAACATAGTCCATCACAAGGTACTCAAATTGCATCAACAAGTTCTGAATTAACATCAGCAAGGTATGCTGGCAGAACACAAATGCGTCAACAACCTGCTGCACCTGTTGTTGTTAATGCCGGCGGAAGTGGTGATACGAAGATTCTTACAACACAAAAATCAACACCATATAACGGTGAATTCTACGCAAGTTTAGTATCCCGTAAGGCTCTGTAATAAAAAACCCCGCCGAAGCGGGGTTTTCTTTTAGTTGACACCAATTACTTCTTGGCGTCAGCCTTCTTAGCTTCAGCTTTCTTTTCGTCTTTCTTTTCTGCGGCTTTATCAGCAGCGAAACCAACGGTAGCAAAAAGTGCAGCAACGATAAATGTAAGTGCTTTCATAGTATTTCTCCTAGTTGAGACCAAACGGTCTAGTTTAATTAACGCATCAGTCACCCTTACGGATGACTGACATTTCCAAATTTACCTTAGAACGACTTTGATGCTGAGATAACAACAGCATTTTTATACAACGACTGACCGTTAAGTGTAGTAGCGGCCTGTGCTGTCTTTGTCATTCCAGTATTGGTGTAGAAACGACCACCAACGTCCCAACCATTCACATCATAAACAACACCAACATTGTAGTCAGTATAATTCAGACTTGAACTATGGTTAACTGAGGTACGACCGAGGTGAGCAACAGCACTCAATTTAGCTGCCAAAGGAATTTTTGAATCCACTTGGTAGTAGTTACTGTTCTTGCTGTTTGCAACACCAAAGTAGTTGCTCAGAGATTGGCTATACTTGAAGGAAACCAATTCTTTGTAAGCGACACCAGCAAAGACTTCTTTTGTATCGTAGTCTGTTACTGAGCCTGTAGTCGAACGAGGATAGACATAGTTGTATGAACCTACATCAAACGTAAGACCAAGAATAGTTTTCTTGAAGCCGGCATACAGGTCACTTTCCATTCCTGAACCGTTGGTATACATCTGCGAGCTGATAGAACTGTTCCAATTGCCGGCATAGAAACCACTTGCGTGGGTATAATCAACACCGCCTTGGATTGCAGCAGCATTTTGAGTTTGACTAATACCGCGGAAACGGTAATCACTTGTCAAACCAAAATTGCCTTTTAGTACTTCAGCATGAGCAACACCAAAAGTAGTTGCCAAAAGTGATGCGAGTAATACTTTCTTCATTGATTTTCCTTTTTAATTATTGTGCTGCGAGAGATTTGAAATAATCTAAATCTTCATCTTTTGTCGTAACTGCTGAATCTAAGACTTTAACTTCATCTTCAGTCCACGGCCGCAATTGAACATCTTCAGCTTTAGTAGTTGCCATAGCACCTTCAAAGCCAAGGACTTTATCCAAACGAGTCTTCAGTTGTTCATAAGATTTGAATTGTTTCTTCTCGGTAAACTCTTTAAGAGAAAACTCTTTCTTCCACAATTCTTCCAACTTAGCATCATCACCATCAAGAAGCGCAGACTTATCCGCGAATTCTGACTTATCATAATTACGATATCCCTCAACATTACGAATCTTCAATTTGAAGTTGGCACCTTCCCACAAATCAAACGGGTTTACAGGTGTTTCATCAGCGAATTCAGGATTCATCGCTTCAGAAATCTTATCGAAGATTTTCTTACCAAACTTATATAGTTTGATTTGACCTTCATTCTCAGGGTTGCTGGGATCAGAAACCACAAGAATGTTTGCAAGGTAAGAGAGCTTACGCTTCTGTTTACGAGCAACATCTTTGTTTGCTTCAATACCAGAGTTCCAAAGAGTATTGTTATGCTCACAAACTGGACACTTATCATTCAAAGTGGTCAGGCAGTTATCAATGAACCAACCACCAGGTCCTTGAAAGCCATGTGAGAAAGTGCGAACCCAAGGAAGTGCATCATCACCATCAACAGCAGGTGCAGGCAAGAAGCGAATCACCGCCATGCCGTTACCAGATTTGTCAACGCTGGGTTGCCACATTCTTGTGTCATCTTTAGAACCAGCCTCAGAAGTGGACTGGGTAGAAGCTTCAATCGCCTTGGTCAGTTTGTCCATAGAAGAACGATTGCGCTTTAGGTTTGCAAAACTACTCATTGTATTTCCTTTCGTATAAACGGAGTATGATTTTTTATATTACGTCTTATCCACATATGCATGATATAGTAATATTTAGTTGCTATGCAAGCAGCACTTTTAGAAGTTCTATAGTATTGCCTACATCTTTATGAAGTATGCCGATACCGCCAGCAGCATTAAAATCATCAATAACATCTGGTGTGTCATCAATCAAAATAATACCTTTGCCAGC